AGTTTAAAATTATATGGAATAAAAAAGATCAGCCAACTTTAGAGGATGCTCAAGAGTTTGTTGGTGGTTGGGTTGAATGTGTACGTTTGAGTAATGGAGATACTTTGCTTATTGATGAAGAGGGTAAGCTTAAAGGTAAGGAAGTTAATAAACCTGCTACCATGCACTTTGTAGCTAGTTATGGCATGACAGACGTTATTGCAGGGGATGCAATGTTAATTGCAAAGGGAGCCAATACAAAATGGAAATAAATAATAAGCCATTGATGGCAAGTGAAATTATTGGTGCTATGGCTCAACCTAAAAGAGCTATAGCAAAATATCAAGGTGGGTCTATTGCCGAGGGTAAGATTAGAGAAACTCAATCTATGCTTGTCAATGCTCAAAAGTTTAAAGTTTCTAATCAGCTAATTGATCATGCAGGTGAGGCATCTATGTCTAAACCTCATGTATTGCTTGAGATGATTAAGACTGCAATACCACCATTTAAAAATATGTTTATAGAATGGGATGAGCATTATCGTGTTCATCTTTTAAAAAATCTTTATCATAAATATTTGCCACAGTATGTGGGCAAGATTGAGGAGCCTACAGATTATTTGGATCGTATTGGTTATCATATATATGAATATGAACATCCTAGTGGGGATAGTTGGTATATGTATGATATGTGGTGCATGATTGATGGTAAGTGGTTTTGTTCTCCATTGGCTTCAGTTGTTCGTAATGAAGAAGATTGGAATATGAACACTGCTTTTTCTAATTATGTTTTAAAAGAACAATCTCAAAGAGAACTTACTTCTAGTTATAGAAGTTATATAATGGATGAAGAAAATTTTATTAAAGAAACTTCTCATCAAGGCATGAAGATAATTGGACATCCATATGCTTTGGCTCATTTTAATAAATCAGATGAATTGTTTAGAGCAAAGCCATTGGATGGTAATCGTGATGAATATAAAATTATGCACGATATATATTCAAGATTTACGACTGTGCAAAGTAGATCAATCCATTGGCTTATTCCAAAACATAAATTTTTGGAAGGTTGGAATAATGAAGAGATGGAAGAAATCGCTAAAACTCATTTGCAGTTGATCCAAGGTGGTGACGTTAGGTTTATCATTAGTGTGCTTTCCATACTTAATTACGATTTAATCGTCAAGGAGACACAGAAACCTGCAAGTCATAACGTTAAGCACGTTAGATTTGGAAGAAGTGTCCCTACGAATGAATATAGCCTTTTAAATATAGAATTGCCCAAGCCTAGAGGTAAGACTGTTTATGAAAAGATATTTACGGGTCAAGGCAGTCCTAAGAAGTGGCATATGAGACGTGGGCATTGGAGACGTTATCGTGATGCTCAAGGCAATGTCACCAAAAAGGTTTGGGTCGATCAATGTGAGGCAGGCAGTAAAGAGCATGGTCAAAAAACCAACGATTATAATTTGCAAAAAAGCAGTTGACTATGCAATCAATACACTGTAACAATATCAATAACTATCATTTTTAAAGGAGCAAGTAGATGACAGTGGTTAAACTAAAAAATGGAATATCATTGCTAGATCAAAAAGATGTAGATGATATGGATAAGTATAAATCAATCGTCAATAAAATCAAAAAGCATATTGCTTATGAAACTAGAGAATATAAGCAGTATTTAAAATCTGGTTATGAAGACAGTTTTCAAGATGCTTTGTTTGAGGGCAGAAATGAGTATGCCGAGTATTTACTTAAACAAATAAACGAATGGGAGAACTCATAAATGACTGCATATAAACATCAGTTGCAAGGTGTGATGGAAGAGTTTTATTCATACCTCAATATCGATGGCATGACAAATGAGCAGGCTATCACAAAAATTAAAAAAGATCATGGCGAGCATTGGGAAGAATATGTTCGTGATGAAGTCAAAAGAGAGGAGCAGGCATATGACAGTATTGGTTAGAAGAATTGATATGGCATTGCACGTACAAGAGTTGTGTGCAGTCAATCATATAACTGTCAGCTATCAAAGACTTGATGCTGAAGTACCAAACTATTATGCTGATGTTACAAAAAAGCATATCCATATTAGACCGACTAAAAACACGGGATATTATGTGTCTGCTTTGCATGAGATTGGACATATACTTGGTGATAATCAAACTTACAATAATACTGTAAAGGAGAGGGAAATTGGTGCATGGATTTGGGCAATGCTTAATGCAAAAGTTTGGACAGATACGGCAGATCGTGTCATGTCGAGGGCTTTATTATCTTATGGTGTTAGTGAAGAGGAAAGCAGTGAAATCCAAAGAACTTGGAACCCCTGCCACAGAGACAATGAAGAACAAATCGCAGTTTAACAAAGTCTTTATGAAAAATCTCATAAACCATATTAACAATGCAACTCCCACAAGGGAGTTGTCCTTGTTTGAAAAGTTGTATGTCAAGGTGGTCAAGCTATGTCGAAGATGATCGTATACATCTGTGTAATTTGGATCTCTGCCACAGAAAACAATGAGGGTCTTACTCGTTGTATGTGGCATGAGAGCCAAGTTAATTATCAGAACATATCAGAGTGTCAAGATGATTTGCCTCACTCTATGGAAACCCTAAGACTTAGAATTAGGCAGGAGTTTGGTGGTGTTCCCGAAAAGATATTTATTGAACCTAAATGTGTGGTGAATTCGTAATGATTAGAAAATTACCAAAAAATAAGTTTGTAATACATTGTAAGGAAGTCAAATACTACAATGTAAATATAGAGGCTGATAGCTACGAAGAAGCTGAAAAGAAGTGGAAGTCAATTGCTAAGAGACGTGACTACACAACATTACATAATGAATTTGAAGTGTTAAATATTAGTGAGGAATAACAATGAATTGTTGGGCTTGTGGACATGAATTAATTTGGGGTGGTGATCACGATGGTGAGGATTATGGTGACGAAAATTATTTGATAGTCACCAATTTATCCTGCCCAAAGTGTGAGGCTTTTGTACTCGTTCACCATCAGAAAAAGGATGAAGATGAAACATAAAGATACATTGTCTAAAACCCATTCTACATCTCGTAAATGGGAAAAGAGTATGAAGAAAAGAACTAAGAAGTCACAAAGACAATTAGATAAAAAGGTAGCTAAATATGATCGATATTAAGATCGGGGATTGTAGAGAAAAGCTGAAGGAATTACCGAACAATTTCTTTCATACAGTGATTACATCACCTCCATACTGGGGATTACGAGACTATGGAACTGGTAAATGGATCGGTGGAGATCCAAATTGTTCGCATATTGCTGGTAAAGCCCGTAATGATGCTGATCGGGAATTTGGCACAAAAGAAACATTAACTGTACAGTATCGTGACGTTTGCAAGGATTGTGGTGCAGTTAGAGAAGATAATCAGATTGGTATGGAAGCCAGCCCTGAAGAGTATGTCCGTAAAATTGTTCGGACTTTTCAGGAGGTGAAACGGGTGCTTCGTGATGACGGAACTCTTTGGCTTAACCTTGGTGATAGCTACTCAAGTGGTGGCAGAACGTCTACAACTAATCAAACTGTCAGGGGTGATAAGGATTACGGGGTCACTAGACCTCCCGTATCGGGCAGTATAAAGCCAAAAGACCTTGTAGGTATACCTTGGAGGGTTGCTTTGGCACTTCAGGAAGACGGGTGGTATCTCAGGCAGGATATTATATGGCACAAACCTAATCCCATGCCTGAAAGTGTGAAGGATAGATGCACGAAGGCACATGAATATATATTCCTGCTTACCAAGTCAGAAAAGTATTACTACGACAGTCAAGCTATTATGGAAGAAGCACAGGACTGGGGAACTCGTGATCGGGCTGATGGCAAGTATCACAACGAAGGAACTGGACTAAGCCCACATACTGGTCTTGAGAAGTCATATACCCACAGGAACAAAAGAAGTGTGTGGACTGTACCAGTTAAGCCCTATAACGAAGCCCATTTTGCAGTGTTTCCAACCAGTTTGATCGAGCCAGCTCTACTGGCTGGGTGTCCTCCGAAGATTTGTTCGGAGTGTGGCACTCCATATGAACGGGAAATGGTTACTGTTGAGGTTCCTGATCGGGAAACTAGAGACAATATGGTAGGTGTTATACCAAAAAGAGACAAAACCAGCCGTATGAATAGCAAAAATATGAAGTCACTGGTACAGGAAGATAAAGGGTTTACGAAAAATTGTTCGTGTTCAGGTCACCAGACTTCTGCTGGTCGGGTGCTGGATCCATTTGGAGGGTCAGGCACAACGGCACTGGTGGCTGATCGACATGGAAGAGATGCTACAATCATCGAGCTTAATCAAAAATACGTTGATATAGCTGAAACAAGGCTTGGCTCTGATGCACCATTATTTACACAAATTAAAAGGGAGGTTGTAAATGAAAGCTAAAGGAAAGACCTGTTGCAACTGCAACGAAGAAATTGTTCGGGGTATGGCATTCCCGATAATGGAAAAAAGTATCTGTATGAGTTGCTTCGTTCATTTTGGACTGGCACAAAAACTAGACATAAGTATGCTTCATTACCAAAATTGTTCGGATGAACATTGCTTCAAATGTGAACTTGCTTTTATGAAAGCACTCTGGGCAATGGACTACAAACAGACACAAATGGGCAACTGGTATAAACGTACCCCAGACCCGAAAATTGTTCGTATTTATGATGATTTACTTACCAACATACCAACTTACTCGGTAAGTAGAATGCAGGGTAAGTTGTAAGTTGTTGATATTACTAGATAAAATTAATCTACTTACACTGGTTACCGAAGGGCTTGGTAAGTATTTTATGCCCTGTAAGTCATTGATTTTATTGAAACTTACCAACTTACCGAACTTCCCCCCCTATAGGGGGTATAGGGGGAGGGTAAGTAACCCCTCTCCCCCTACCCTATTTAACTAATTAAAAATGGAGACAAAATGGAAACCCCATTGGATAAAAAAAGAAGAGGTTATTTATATTTTTTTTGCGAAGGTGTCAAAGATGCTGTTGCCCATCGTGAACTTGATATTAAAAAAAAATCATCTGCCTATTACAAACAAGGATATGATTTTGGTTTAACGTTTCGTGACTCATTGACGAAACAAGATTTAGAAGAAATCAAACAGGAGAAAAAGTAATGCCTAAAGTAGGTCAGAATTTACCAGAAGAACAAAGACAAAAGGGACTGAAAAGATTAACTCAGAAACAACAAGCTTTTCTGGATAACTTTATGCACAAGGATATGACTCAGACTAACGCCGCTCGACAAGCTGGGTATAGTAACCCCTCAGTAGATGCAGTTAGGTTGCTCCGTAGTGAAGTGGTTCAGGAACGATTTCAGGAGATGCAGGAAGAGAATAGGAGTCGTTTTGGTGTAACGATAGATAAGTCAGTCAGGGACTTGCTCAAGATTCGTAACGAAGCATGGGAGTCAGGTAAGTTTGGTGAGGCTATTCGGGCTGAAGAACTCCGTCTAAAGGCTACTGGATTGCTTGTAAACAAGGCTCATGTACTACATGAGAAAGTAGATAGCATGACGAAGGAAGAAATACTGGCTGAACTCCAGAAACTACAACACTTAGCACAAGATCGGATGAAAAAAGCTAACGTCACCCACATTAACCCAAAGAAGATAGGCAAAAATAGTTAAATATGGGTATATCTGGGTCTGCACTTGCGGGGGTGGTAGGCAGGGTCACCGAACAATTTCCACGGGCTACAGGTTATCGGGCTGTGATCGGGGTTGAAACCGACCAATTGTTCGGAGTTGCGTAGCTAATCGGGCTGGTATCGGGTTGGTATCGGGCTTCCTTCGGGCTACTGTTTGGCTTCCAGCTTGGGTTTCCTTCGGAACCAGCTCTGGGTCAGGAGGCGGATCGGGTTGCGCAACTGCTACGGGCTTGCACAATACGTACAATTGTTCGTACTCACGCACAGGGTCTGGCAACTGCTGTATTACCCTGACTCCGAACAATTGTCCGAAGTCACCAGTTGGGACAGCAACAGCAGATGCTTCAAAAAAAAATAAAAAAATTAATATTAACTGTTGACAGGTAGAAATCATTACTATATTATATATACATATTCAGCCAAAGGAGAGTTAAAAATGGATATTAAAAAAGTAGAAGCCATCTCAAAGCAGATGGAACTTAACGAAGAACAAGCCAAACACATAACACACCATGACGACCATTATTACACATACGGAAATGAGGAATATATGGTTTTGACTGATGAGGAAGCAGACGAGAAGACAAAAGAATACATCAAGGAAACAGTTTGGGCATTCAATCCTGACTTCTTGGTTTCTCATACAGGCATAGACAGAGAGGTTTTCGAAAGGTTGCAAGATAGTTGCGAAACTGCAAATGATGCAATTCTTAAGTTGATCAAAGACTTTGACAAATTCGTTGAAGATGCAGTTGGCTCAGATGGAAGGGGTCACTTTCTAGCTGGTTATGACCACTACGAACACGAACAAGAGAATTTGTACCTTTATCGTACAAACTAGATCGGGCAGGTTGCCCAGCAACAATCGGGATCGGGGAAACCTGCTCCCGATTTTTTTTGTGCTGGTACTGGCTCTGCTTCCTGTGGTTAGGTTAAGTCCGAACAATTGTTCGAACTCAAACAGGAAGCAAAAAAAAAGAGCCGAAGTGGAAAGGCTCCTCGACTCTTTTTTTCATGCTCTCGCATTAACTGGGGGAGTTGCTATTTTTGGTCTGTGAACCCCCTACCCCGAACTTTCGACCATTATGTTGTGGGAGGTTTCTTTTTGAGTCATGCAACCCCACCCTGTAAAACTTCGACTGCTACGTTTATAGTCCGAATTGGACTTGACGGGATACTGTAAACCATTACTGTCTTGCCGTCTTTTATATATATAGCAATCATTACAAATAGTGTCAAGAAGAAAAATAAAAAAAAATAAAATAAAAGTGCTTGACTTATATAATGTAATGATTACTATATAATTATAAACAGCCAATAGGAGATAAAAATGGTTAAGTCAATAAACTTAAAGCTTACACCTGAAGCTAAGTACATATGTTCATGGAATGGCAACAGTATTGTTGAGCTTCATACAAGTAATACTCTTTATAAAGAATACAAAGAGACTAACTTGTTTGATGAAAACGTAGATAGTTACTTTGAGTGTATGGGTAATGGTTTTGATAATTTTATAATGAAAGATTATCTAGAGCATTCAAGTACAGACAGTGATTTCATAGATGTGTCGTTTTACAACGACAACATGATAATCAGACGAGTAGCATAATGGATAGTTGGGAAATAGCATTGGTGGTAGCTCAAGCCATCTTCTTCTTTGCATTTACTTGTGCAGTAGTAATAATCATACCATTTTAAGGAGGTAACAATGACAAACATAAATGAAATGATGAAGTTTAGAGATACTATGGAAACCATCATAGGCAGAGGTGTAGAAATCTATGAAGGAGACGAGCTTGCTTGTGTAGGAGGAATGTACGACTTCATCTCTGATCAGTGCCTTGAGCTTACCAAAGAGGGTTGGGACATGATGAGACTCAAGCAAGGAGAGTCCATGAATGTTAATTTTCACACAGGAGAGATTAGGGTCAGACGAAACGATCACATCACATAACAAAAACAGGCTGGGTTCTCCCAGCCTTTTTTACTGGCTGTATACGAACAATTGTTCGTACTCCTGTAGCTGGATCAGTTGCTGTAAAAAAAAATAAAAAAAGATGTTGACAGGTGTAGCAATCAATACTATATTATATATAAATCAATTTCAGCCAAAGGAGATACAAATGAAAAAGATTTATATAGCTTATGGAGCTAATACAAATAGAAGGGCAATGGCACGAAGGTGTCCCAATGCCAGACCAATGGGGTCTGGTTTCATTGTCGGTCAAAGGTTTAAGTTTAATAACGTAGCAGACATTGTTCCAGCACAAATGGGTAGTGGAGTCTCAGATGCACCAGCAGTTGCATGGGAGATCACACCTGACTGTGAGAAAGCACTTGATAGATTTGAGGGTTTTCCGAGTTTGTACAGAAAGATTGATGTAACCTTTCAAGCTGATAGTGAATATTGGAATGGCTTTGCTTACAAAATGAATTATACAGGATTCCACACACCAAGTCCTATATATGTTGATGGTATCAGAACTGGATTGAAGAACTTTTTCAATGCAAGTTACTGGCACATGATCGATAACTCTATTGACTCTGCAATCATTGAGAGTTTTAGAATGGAGGAAACAGGAAGCCCGTTGACTAAACGGGTTGGTGGTAAGCAGTGGAGGTAAATTTCTCCTAGGCAAAAGCCCAGCTTCCAGTCGGAGCTGGGTTTTTTCTGCTGTGAATCCGTACAATTGTTCGGGTTGATCGGGCATCGGGCTGGCTGGCTCCTGTAAAATTTTTGATGAAGTTCCTTATGGTATATAGGGTAATGGATAAAAAAATTTTTATTTTTTTTTATTTTTAAAAAAATGTAATAAAATCAATAACTTAATCGCAGCTACAAAAAAAAGTTATAATTGTTCGTGTTTAGGTATTGCAATCATTACATAAAAAGATTATAAAATATACTATACTATGCAATGTTAAATTTTTGGAAAGGATCAACAATGCAAAATTTATTTACTAACAAAACAATAGCAATAGGTTTAGAGCCTGAATTAGTAGGTGTAAGCCCTAACAGTATGAATGCTTTCAATAGTGGATCAAACAAGATTAAAGGTTTGAATTATAAATCTGATCCATCTGTTGGTACAGAATGCGATCTTCCCGTTCTTGCAGATTGTCAATTTACTCGTGATTATATGACAAGTGTTTATAATCAAATCACTTCACAAGGTGGAAGAGTAAATGTTAAGTGTTCAACACACGTCCACCTATCCACCATGCCAATTAAACAAGGTTTAACTAATGAAGAATTTTCTAGAAAATCTGTTGAAATGAGGAATTCAAATAGAAATTATTTAGAGAATAATAATCTTGTTGAAGAATTGTTTGATACTAACACAAGTTCAAGATTGCCTTTAGACGTGGTTAAGGATGTTCTTTATAGAGTATCAAAACATATTGATTTCTTCCATTCATGTCTTGCCAAGTCTAGACGTGACGATGGTGGATATTGTAACAGTGCAGGACGTCCAAATGGATATTGGAGCAGGAAACCATCTAGTGTTACTCAAATATTAAGTGCTAATCCAACACAGTATGATTTAGAACGAGTTCAAAACCACACTAACAGCACAAGAAAATATAGTGCTGTTAATTGTCAACATTATGGATCTAAAAAAACTATAGAGTTTCGTTCACATGGTGGAACACTAGAGACTAATAAGATATTTACTTGGGTTAACTTTTTACAAAACATGGTTAACCATAGTCTTCAAACACGTTTTAAAGCTGATACAGTGACAGAACAGTTAACTAGTCCTAGTTATATAGGTCGATCTTCTAACACTGTTAAATCACGTTTATGGTCGTTTTGCCGTGTTGATGGTGGAAGATCTGTTGAAGAAATTATGTCACATTGCAATATCAACAATGCTCAATCAGTAAGACGTACTATTAGTGAGATAAGAGCTGAAGAACGATATGATCCTTTTATTGTTACACATAACCAACAAGAATATGGTGTTAGATATGGATCTTCTAATGCTTACTCTAACAATGGTTATGAGGTCTTAACATCCACGAATGTTAACAGACCATCAAACAATCTAAGTTTTATTTCTAATAATGAAACACGTGGTAAAAGTGATTTACTTGCAGGTTTAGACAATCAAACAATCGCAGATTTAAATGAAAGAATTGTATCATTTAGATAATTTCTTTATCAAACTTTACAAGATAACCTGCTTAACTAGCAGGTTATTTTTTTTGCCTAAGTCATTGATTTTATTGTATAATATCGGGGGTATATACCATAGTACACACCAAATTCTATATATTTTTAAAAAAAAATCTTTACACCAACTTCACCTCAAACGACCCCCTTGTTTTTAAAACACGACCTCAAAAAAAATTTTATAAAAAAATTCTTGCACTTTTGTGCAAAGATTACTATATATAGTATGAAATGAGGTAAAAATGACAACATATAGGTTACGACTCTCCACGATAAAAGAGTTCAAGGTCAGAAGTACCGATCATTTACTGCAAGAAATATCTTCTGTGTTGTTGTGTAGGGGTTTAGAGATGTCTGCACTGCTAAAAAACATAGCCAACACTTGTTGTGACTGGAATGGTGAAGCATATCGTTACGGAAACAAGGATGAATTAATTGCAGACATGATAAAAAACAAAGTTTTGGTAAACATTAACGAAAGGAAAGCCAATGAAACGAACTGATTACGGGTATGCAGACTTAACAAGCACGGAGGTTTACAATTTTCGTAAAGATCTGGGCATGAGTCAGGCAAAGTTATCCAAAAAACTAGGATTAAGTTTAAGAACGTGGTGTCACTATGAGTATGGGACGCAGAGGATGCCAGTTTCTGTCCACATGGCAATACAATTTTTGCAAAACGGAGGTGGTGAGGCAGAAAAGATACATGACAGTGTAAAGAAACACCAAGAGCCACTGACGAAATACGACATGGACAGAATTAACAGGCTAAGAGACAAAATAAAGCAAGATATGACGGACAATGATGATTTACAATCTCAAGTTTCGGACATAGCTTCTAAGATTTTGGCTCAAAGTGATAAAGAGATGGGCTTTCTGTTGTCAAAAATAAATAATTGATATAGTATCTTCAAAGAAAATAGTTTTTTGTGGAGAGATACATGGCAAACGGACCTATTGGAGGATTTATGCCTACCCCACCTTCACCAGGTCAGCCACCACAGGTGAGCTTGGATACAAATGCTGAAAGCAGGAGTAAATTCAACAGTTTTTTAGGAACTTTGCCAAAAAATGGAGCTGTAGCTCCGATACAGACAGGACTGATGCAATCCTCCACAGCTCCTGTCTCCCCTATGATGGATAACGTCAACATATTCCAGCCACAGATGGCTCCTATGATGCAACAACCTATGCAACAGCCTATGCAACCACCTATGATGGGTGGTATTATGGGTAAACCTGTTCAGAATTTTTATGATGGTGGTTTTGCTGACAGCGACTTTGGTGGATTCAGTGATTATGGCAGTGTAGATGCGACAAGTGACGATGGATTTAGCGAAGACGATGATGACAATAATAATTACAATGTAGATGATTCTGGTGTTTACACTGGTGACAATAGTTCAAATATGGGATTAGATGATGATGTAGTCGCTCAAAATATTATTCAAAATGCTTTAAATGAAGGTATAAATCAAAGTACGACTCAAGACTCTGGTTCTAACAACGTAAACATAGCTCCAAGAATTAACTCACAAATCATGGGTTCAGAAGAAGATATATTTCAAGATGACATTAATCGTGACATATCTGGTTCTTTAACAAACAGAGAAGTTGCTAATATGATGCCAAACGCATCTAATTTTGGATCGAGAGTTGCTCCTAATATTGCTGGTGCTTTTAGAGGAGGCAACAACGCAAGTCTTCTTGGTCCTGAAGACGCTTTGATAGATGCAATAACTAAAGGTAGATCAGATTTATATGCACCTTTTACAAATAATCCTGGCAACTTAAAAAAAGCCAGAGAAGATTTAACGACAGAAACTATTAAAAGTGTTGATCCTGTAACTGGTGATATAAAAACAGGACCTGCCCTTTTCAATACGTTAGAGGCAGGACAAAAAGCATTAGACGATCAATTAGGTCGTTATGGTAATAGAGGCATAAATACTGCTACAGACTTTGTAGACACATATTTAGGTAGTAACAGAAACGAAAATTCACAACGAGCTAGAGACGGTTATATAAGTGCTGTAAACAATGCTGTTGGATCAAACTTTGATTTATCTAATCCTGCAACTAGAACGAATATCACAAATGCGATAACACGGCAAGAGTTAGGGCAAAAAGGTATTGATGCTCTTGGCAATCAGGTTACAGCAGCCACTGGACTTGACCAAGCATTCAACGCTCCTATTACATCTGCTCCAAATGTAAACGCTAATACATCACCTCCTCCACCTGGTTTCGAGGAAGCTGTTGGTACTCCAGGTGTTCTAAGACAGGGCGATCAAATAAGAAGTGCAAAAGATTTTGAGTTTGCTTTTAGTCCAAAAGGCACAACACCAAAAGAACA